TCAAAAACTGCGTTCTTGTCGTATGTGTAAAGCGGTAAAAATCCATCAGGTGAATCTTGAAATATCGCCGGCACAGGTTTTGGATAGGGCTTGCCTACCACGCCGAAGCCTGCGAAAACTAGACCTGCAACAACAGGTCGTTCTTTATCGTGTGCAGTTTCGCACAACTTGTCAAAAGTTAAGACATCAAGCTGCTCATCTGAGTCAATCATCAGAAGCCAATCTGAATCAGTTGAGTCTAAGAAATGCTTGACAACGCGATTGCGTTGTTTAGAAAGTAAGCCTGAGCCTTTAATGCGAACAAAGGGGCCGAGCTTGTTAGAGCGTGCTGATGCTAATTGAATGAGATGGAAGGCGAATCCGCCATTGACCATTCCAGGGTCGCAAGACCCGATTGAAACTTTGTGACCTGTTTTCATTGATTCCCCCGAATCGTTTAGAAGTGTAAGAGCGCCCAAGTCGGGGGGCCTTGAACGCTCTTACACAATTTAGTTTTCTTCTAGTGACTAGAAGGTTGGTGCTGCCAAGCCTGATCCCGAAATAATCGAGTTCGCTAGTGGATAACGACCTGCGGTGAACGCGGCATATCCATAAACAACGGTCTTGATTGTTAGGTTTCCTGCACCTGTCGCATCGTAGCGAAGGGTGAATGGTGAACCTGATTGTTCCCACAGATGGCACTCAGGAGCAGTCACAACATAGATTTCATCTTGGTTTGTGGTTGTTCCATAAGTTGTTCCAATGTTTGCATCTGTGATGATAGGTAAGCCCATCATCTGATAGCCAGAGTTGCCATAAGCAACTGAACCTGAGCCTGAAGAAACTGCATTCATTGGGCCGCTTGCGGCTGGAACCACAAGTGGGCGGTTTGTTGTATCAACCGCAGCAAGTAGGAATGCTAGGCGGCGTGGGTGCATTACGAAGTGAGTTGGATTCACAAATGCATTGGTCTGAATCTGTTGGATCGCATCAGCGAGCTTTGGATATAGCAATGCAACTGTTGGAGCAGTTGATGTGAAGGTGACTGCGTTTCCACCGGCGGAACGAAGTCCAACGATGGTTCCTGCGGTTCCTGCACCATTTAGAATCTGTGAATCTAGTGTGGTGTGCCAAGAACGGATTAGGTCTTGAGCAACGAATTGGTCAATTCCTGTTCCGCGCTCAATCGCCTGGCGAGATAGGTCTTGCTGGCCGGCAATTGTCCGGACATTGATTGTCAATAGTGTGTCATCGACATCGGTTTCGCTAACTGCATCGTTCTGTGTGACCTGAACGGCAGTGGTTGAACCTGTGGTCATTCTTGAGATATTCAAGGTCATTCCAGCAGGTGGAAGTGTGTGCTTGAATGTGGAGAAGTCTGCGAATGGGCGACCTGCGCGAGCAAGTGGCGCTGCAAACTCTGTTAGGTATTGAGGAATTACTAGACCCTCAAACTGTGCAGTTCCGACATCGCGGCGCTCGATTTCCTCTTCGCGCTGATGGCGTGCAAGTCTTTCCTGAGCTGCGTAGTCAGACTTGAACTGAGCGTTGTAAGCATCCTTGAAGAAGGATGAATCAGACTCAGGTGAATAAGTGCGTGATTCTTTTGTGACTTTGAAACCGCCGACCTTTGGGGTTGCGATTTCTGCTACTGCGGAACGAGCTTCTGCGGCCTTTGCATCGGCTGCTGCTTGTGCAGTGAGCTTTTCAATTTTCTCATCGAGAGAACGGGATTCAGCAACTAGAGCATCAACCTTTATGGTTTCCTCTGCGGTGAGATCGGTGCGATTCTCTGAAGCTACTGCCTCAAGAACTGCATCCATCTCTGCCTTCACTGCATCACGGCGCTCGACTACTTTGTCAAGATATGACATTGAGTTTTGCTCCTTATGATTAGGTTTCGAGGTGGTGGCCAAGATGCTCGCGGCGCTTAACGGGGTGCGAGGTTGGCTCCGACTTCAATCTGCTCTGTTGAGCAGAAACTTATTTTGTTGAGTTGATTATTGCTTGAGCAAGGCGCAGAGAAATCTTGCGACCTGCTTCTTCGCTTGGTTCAGGTAGTGGGTCAATTGCGCGAAGTTCTGAGGCTTTGTGACCGACTAGAGTGTCAGTTGCAACATAGCCATCACGCAGTTCACGATAAACGCGAATCAAGACGGCAGGGTCGCCTTCTTCTGCCGTGACTGTGAAATCTGAGTCAGGAACATTGATGCTTCCTTCTCTTGCTACGCGAACAATTCTTCCGCGAGCAGTTCCGCCTGATGAATCCCATTCGACAAAATCGCCAACAACATCAACGGCGCGAGAACTATCTTCATTCTCATCTTCATCAAGTTCGTCTTCATCATAAACGCGGTCATTCATTAAAGTTTCAAAGACTCCAAGAGCCTTCATAATGTATTCGTGGCCTTCGCTCATATCATCAAAGACTGTCTGTAAGACCATCATTGTTGCATCGTCAATCTGACGGCCTTCTTTTAGCGCCTTCATTGCTTGCTTGATATGTTCACGAGCTTCTACTGTTGTTGTTGGATAAGCAGGATAGGTGACAACAGAAACATCGCCATCTGCCAAAGATACTTCGGTCAATACTCGCCGACTTCTATCATCGTTCCACTTTTGACGGATGACTCGGAAGGCGAAGGACATTTGATCAACATCGCCACGCTTGACGAGTTCGTAAATATCACGACCCTCTTGAGTGTCTGCAAGGTCTGCTTCAAAGCGCAATCCTCGGTCATCCTCTTCCAATTTCAATGTTCCATTCTTGGTGCGAGCTACTGGCAGACCTTCGTGATTGATTAACATTCTCACATCAGGTGTTTCGCTCAAGGTCTTTCTAAAAGCGCCAGGAGCGATGCTCTCTTTGAAAGGTAGCGGAACACTCGCATCATTAAAGACTGCCGCATAACCAGCGAGGCGCATTCCATCGCCATCGGCTCTCGCTTCTACATCGCGCACGCTATATGTGCGCCGTTCAATTTTCTTTGCCATTTTGCTCCTTGAATCGGCTTCGGCATCTAGGGCATCAATCTTGCGTTGCGCCCAATTTTGCGCTCTATCACTGAAGTTGGAATCTCCGCCCCAAATCAACCAGGCAACTAAACCTGCGCCTGGATATTCAGGATGCGATGAGTCTTTGTTCTTTGGCGCTTGGCCGTCAACTTTATGACGAGCAAACCAAGGTGCCATCTTGCGAACTTTGTTTTCGCTGATCCTACCTGCTGCCATTTCGCGTGCTTCGCGTTTGGCGGTATCAGTTAGACCATCGCCCCCAAAACCTTCTCTTACATATTTCAAACCGCGCTCTGCGTTGTCGCGGATAAATTGTGGAACTGTCAAATCTACTTGACGAACTTCTCCGCCTGGCTCAATGCCTTCAGAAATACTGACGGCAACCATTTGGTCAATGGCATCTTGCTTGGTGTCGTGGCAACCGATAGTCGTGTAAGAACCATCTGATTCTTCTTTGACAGTTGCCCAACCTTGGCAATCACTTTGCTTGTCGGATATTAGATATGGCATTGGATTCCTAAATCAGAAGCAGAACTTCTGCATCATCTTCCATTATGGAGAACGAAATCTCAGACATTGCATTTGCATTGACCGCGCCTAAGCCTGCGACCGCGCCTGCATAAATTGTTGAGATTTTTATTTCTTGCGGTGGGATAACTTGTGGGAAAGAAGGTTGGACAAAGCCGTGACTTGTTCCACCTTCATCTCCGCCAGGTGTATCAGGCACAGTGTTTGCATTTGCAGATAAGCCACCAAGCTCTGCGCCCATAGTCACGAGGAGCGTGACTAATGAACTTCCGCTTGATGATATGCCACCAAGTTCGCCACCAGCCGAAACAATGATGATTGGCCCAAGTAAGTCTGTATCTAAGACACCTTCATCAAGAAGGAATTGGGCTGCCATACTAGGAAGCCAAAGTCAATGATGCAGTTAGAGAGCCACTTGGAATGGTATAAGTATCACCTGCAACATAAGCATTGCCAGTGATAGAGCCACTAAATAAGAAATTACCAGCAGAAGCATTATCCCAAGCAGAGAAAAAAGTAGCATCCTCAGAACCCGCAATGTTTGTCCAAGTGACGGCGGCATCAGATGCAACCGATCCACTTGAAGCACTTGCAAAGGTTGCCTCTTGACGAGTCGTTTCAGTAGCAGCATTCGCAGTTCCATTCGCCCCTGGCTCGCCTGTATGAAGTTTGATATACACATTCGCCGCAGAATAAGACACGGCGTTTGCAACAGCATCAAGGAATTTGTTTGCTAGATAAGAACTAAGACCTGTCGCCATTATTCATCCCCCTCAATGAACTCTTCAATGACTTCAGAGATTCGACCTTCTGAGTCACGGATAACTTTCTTGCGAACCTTGCGCCGGTCAATTTGATTTGTGACCTCAACAGTTGGCGAAGCAACATTGACAGTTGGTGCTTCAACGCGAACTTCAGGTGATTCGAGCATAACCATTGCAGGCTCGATGTTTACATTTGGAGCTGCGACATTGACAACAGGCTCAGGAACATTGACAACAGTTCCATTATTGCGAGCCTCTCGGACATCATAAGCAGCCGCAGGGTCATTAGGGTCAATCTGTGAAATCGGTTGTAGTTGAGAACTTGGAACGCCTGTGTGTGCAATAGGAACCATCTCAACCGCCTTGAGGACTTCTTCAGGGTCGAAGCCAACTTGAACAAGTTTGCTCACAATGTCAGCTCTTAGATTTAGGCCGACATCTTTAGCATCAGAGGCATCGATGTTCTGTAATGGCACGCGGAACTGATCGCCTGCCTCACCTATTGGCGACAAGTCTTCAACCGAGCGAACATCATTCAAAGATAAGAAACCTTCACGAAGACCCTTTGTGTAAGCATCATAGCGCTCAAGGGTTGTGCCTCTTAGAAGGGCATCAAGATTGAACTTGATAAATCCATCAGGCTCAGGAAGCAGATTTGAAAGACTCTGCTCTAGGCGCTCAAGTAATGGGCGAAGGCTATGTTGAACAAAGGAAAGATTCTGCGCTTCAACAGATGCGAATGACATTGCACCCGAAACAGGATGACCAAGAAGTGAGATAGGGCAACGGAAGATTCTTCCGATTTCCTCAACCCCGAATCTGCGAGCTTCTAGGAGCTGCGCATCAGAGGCGTTCAAGGTCAAAGGCTTGAAAGCAGCTCCACCTGAAAGAATGCCAATCTTGCCTGCGCGATAAGGGCCTGTGTGACTGATATTCCAATCACGGCCAATGTCTTGCGCCTGCTCTTGGGTTAGCTCTCCTGGAACCTCAATAACTCCGCCAGGGTTTGCAGCGTTGCCAAAGTAAGAAGCAGCATAAGTTTCTGCTGCCATTGCTCCACCAATTGAAAGGCGGCAAGCGGCAACAGGGCCAAGGCCATAATGTGATCCTGGCAGACGGAACATTGGGATATGCAGAATTTCTCTGCCGGTTAGAATCTCAGTTTTGACTTCGCCTTCTTCGCGGATAGTTATTTCATAAACTAAAGGCTCATTTGGGCCAAGTCTGCGAATGCGAACTTCGTGAGGATTTAAGCAATAAAGCTCAAAGACTTCATCGTTCTCATCGCGCACTGTAAGAATGTAAGCATTGCCGTGAAGATTAAGAGAAGCTAAGACTTGCTCAAAGAACTCAATGCGTGAGGCTTCAGGATTTGGTCTATTAACCCAAGCAGGTGTTTCGCCATAAACAGCAGCATAAGAAATGCGATTGCGACCTCTGCGAACATAAGCGCCAAGAGGAAGCGATGAAATCGTGTCACCAAGCAAACGGACACAAGCATAAACAGTTGACATTCTGATTGCAGAATCAGGTGTGACATCGACTCCTGATGGAGCCATAAAAGCAGGGCGACCAGGAACCAATGGCTCTACCCATTGTGAGTTCATATTCTGTCGCTTCTCGCCTTGAATGCGAATGCGCTTTGAAATTCCCATCAGTTAGCCTTCTCCGTAATCCAAACTAGAAATGACCCCAAGCAGACAAGAGCAAGAGGAACTGAGAACATTGCAAGACCTGTTGTTGCGATAACTAAACCGCCGACTCCGACTAGCATTGACACATCAAGTTTTTTCATAATGCCTCTCATACTTGAATTGAAAAGAATTGAGCCACAGGGGGCTTAGGCGGTGGCGGTTGCGTGGCTCTGTCATAGCCAAAGATTGAAGCAACGGCGGCATCGACTTTGCGCCGAGCCGAGGCCTTTGCCACCATCACACCGCGACTTGATTGTTTGGTGACACAGTTTGCGATGTGCCTTGCCAAGCCTTCATTGCCATCGTGAGTGAATGACTCATTGACGACTGCCTCGTAGAACTTTTGTGTTGCAGGAACCATTCGTTCTGCTGAGTTGGGATAAGCCAAAACGGGCAAGCCCTCTTCATCGAGAACCATAAATGTTCGGTTCCATCTTGCGGGGTCGAAAACAATCTCTCGCACAGTGATTCGATTATTTCGTGCAGTTGAAATGATGGCTGCTTCGACTTCGGCCACCGGCACAAACCAACCTTGTTCTGCATTATCAGGTTTCTCCCATAATCCAATGACTGAGCAATGTGGCTTTTCTCCGCCTAGATACCAAGCGATAAGAGCTGTTGAGTCATTAGAGAAAGAACCATCAAAGGCAAGAACTACATCTTCGCCAGGAATATGCGGTCTGCCTTGATAAGTTAAGGCTTCCCACGATCCTTGTGGAAGCCAAGCAGTTGTTGTGCTAACAAAGGTGTTGCATCTCTTGGTGCGAAATTCTGCTTCAGGTGTTCGCAATACTGCCGACTCAAAATCTTGAGTGTCAACAATGTCGCCAAGACCAGGATTAGCTTCTGCCCAAACTTGCGGGTTTCTATGGTCGGCATCAACGGCAGTTGGTTCCCACCAAGCAAAGAAGAACGAAGGGTCAGTCTTTTCGCCCTTGACTAATTGCTGTCCATATTGGTAGAGCGAATAGCAGAGTGAATCTTGGCCCGCCGAGTCGCTCTTGATGCCCGCAGTTGTAATGCCGAAAAGTAAAGAATCCGCGCGAGCGCCACCGGCAAGGGATAGCGTGTTCCATAAATCCCACGATGGTTGCGCGTGGACTTCGTCAAAGATAACAAGCGGTGAAGGGTTGAGTCCTTCTTTTGTGTAAGCCTCGGCAGAGAGGACACGATAAACACTCGCCTTCTCTTTGAACTCTATTGCATCGCGGTAGAGAACAAACATTGATGAAAGTTCTTCATCAAGTTCAATCATTCGCTTAGCAGTGCCAAAGACGATTCGTGCTTGATCTCTGTCTGCTGCGCAAGAATAAATCTCAGAGCCATTGCCACCAAGAGTCAAACCTGCAAGACCCATTGAAGCTGCAAGAGCCGACTTGCCATTCTTGCGAGCCATTCCAACGAGCGCGGTTCTATGACGAAAGCGCCCATCTTCTCGGCGAGCAAGTGCGTGGCGCAG